GCCGCTTGCTATTACATCACCTCTGGCATCGCCAGTAGATAATTCTAGAAGTTGTATCTTACATCCAAAGCAACCTTCTACATATTCTGGATGTGTCTGTCTTTGATGTAGTCCCATTTATTCCACCGTAAAGTTAGCTGAAGTCACGATGCCATCAGCAATCATTGCTGTTCTGATAGCCTCGCTAATTCCAGTATGTTGACATCCACCCATATAGTAAGCAGTATACTCTACCAACTCGTCCTCAGATGGAAACTGTATAAGTGAGTAAGTACCACCGCTAAGGATGATAGTGTAACTCTTAGTGCGTTGTTTAAAGTGTGTGAACAAACGGTGCCCACCAATAGGACCCTGCTCGAGGGTTGGTGTTACGAGTGTGTAGGTTGCCATTGTTCTCCTTAGTGAACTTACCAAGAGGCAGGGTTTCCCCTGCCCCTCAGTCAATCAACTATGCGACTGATGAACCGTTGAGGATACGATACAAGGCTGCTTCGCGATAACGCTTAAAGCCTAGAACGCCGTACCAGCCCATTGGGCGGAAACGCATCAAGTGGTCGATAACTGGACCGATAACTACGTGTGGCTCTTCAGCAACGGCTTCAGCCATTGCTTCCTTGCCACAAAGAATTGTGCGGTATACCTTGGCGCTTGAAGCACCGTCAGTATCGTTGTACATACGAGCAGACTCTACAAAGTAGGCTCCTTCGTATGAACCAATTTCTCCAGCCCAAATGTTTTCATTTGAGTTGTACTCGTGAGGCAAACGCCATCCACCAGCACCAGTCTCAGCACGAAGGTCGTGTGAGATTTCTGGGTGAATACCACACCAGTACATTGAACCCTTGCGAGGAACTGACAGACCTGAACGCAACTTAGCAACAGCCTTACGGATGTTAGCAGAAGTGATTGTATCTGTAGCAGCAATTGTTACTGTGTTAGTACGTGTGCCACCATAGATGACGTTTGTACCACCACGAAGTTCAGTCTGTGCAACTGTATCAATTGAACCTGCAAGGTTGAATGCGATGATGTTAGCGATTGCTGGGTCTACATCAGCAAGGCTGAATAGTTCCAACGCACGTGTTGTGAGAACAGAGTTACCATACTCAGCAAGAGTAATAGTAACTGATGTTGGAGCAGCAATCTGAACTGAGTCACGCTCAGTTGATTCTGTCAGAGCAGTTGTCTGTTCAGACAAATCTGCGTAAAGCTGTAGAACGATGGTTGAGCCAGGGTTTGCCAATTTAGCAGGGCGCTTGTCAGCGACACTACGAATTAGAGGCTCTGAACGCAACGCAAAGTCTAATAGTCGGTCATACGCCTTTTGGACGAGACCTGCAGCACCAGCGGTACCAGCGAGATTGCCGGTGGACGATGTATATGCATTAGCCATTGTTGTTCACCTCCTAGGTGAGTTGTGAAATTACTATGAATTTATTACTATTGAGAATAGAGAATTGAATTGAGTTCTTCTGCGGAAGTCGCATTAGCAATTCGCATCGCCAAATCCTCTGCCTTATCTGGTGAAAGAGCATTTTGAGTAACAGCATCCATCTGTCGCAAGTTTGCGATATCTTGCTGGCTGAGTTCGGTCTTTTGTGGAGCCTGGACACCGAACACGTCACCATGTTCGTCCAGCCACGCCGAGATTGCATCTTCTGATGCTTCCAAGTCAGCAGGCACGAATGTTGCTATCTTTGCATTTACACCCTTTGAGGCGAATGTGTCTTTTATAATCCGCTCACGTTGGGCCTTGGTTAGACTTCCAAGGTTAGTTTCAAGGTCCTTGATTTTCTTCTCTTGAAGGCGATTAGCCTTACGGAGTTTCTTTACAAGGTCTGTATCCGAATCAAACGATGGAACATAGTCCAAGTCGTCGTCTTCATCTTCCCAATCGGTATTTATATCGCGGTTGTTGCTCATAGCAACCTCTCCCTATATTAGTAGTTGTCGCACGCCGCAATCATAATGGGGGATTATAATCGGTTCGTACTATCGGTCTTGTACACCACCCAGGGCCGATAGGTCCAGGTGGGAATCTAGTTATATTTGACCAGCGCTTGAGTAATTGCTGTAGGAAACTGTTCTTCCTGTGCTCATTCCAGTCGATTGTTTAAAGATGTTAGTGCCTAGTTCTTTTAACTTCTTGCGACGCGCGGACTCTAGACCAAGGAACTGTTCTGCTTCAAGTTCTGTTTGGATAGTCTGCGCATTTGCCGCATTGGCACCTTCAAAGATATTTGATAGACCAACTGATGGCTGAAGTACTTGACCAATTGTCTCATATCCTTGGTTAGCAATATCAGCAATCTGAGCCTCTGAACGGCCTTGAGAAATAAGATTAGCGGCATTTCTTGTAAGAGCATCCGCATTGAAAGAAATTCCTTTATCAGCACGACGCAATGCCTCAGTTGCAAAGGAGGCTGTCTTACGATTAATTTCTAACTGGGCTTCACCAATTTTAGGGTCTAAGAAGAAGTCTGTTAAATCTTCTGAATTATTGATATACTTAAGTTGTCTTAACGTATTGACGTACTGTGGGTCTGCTGTAATTGTCCTCAACTTAGCAGACATAATACGCTCATCAAGTTTTTCAACAGTAACGTTGTTGGCTATGTACTTCTTGAGAGCATCAGGCTCTGCAAATTTAGAACTGATATTGTAACTCTTGATAAGGTTCTTTGTGCCCTCAACAAAGTTAAACAACGCAGAAGCACTCTTAGGTTGAGTAAGTCCCTCATTGAGGTAACCGTATTGCTCATAGAATGGGGAAGTAACCTTTTGCCCATTTTTTAAAGTGTAGTCTTTTGCATCTGTGTATAGAGATACGATATTATCGTAGTCAAGTCCCTCTGCGATTAAAGACATAAAGTACTGGGTAGATGAGTCAACTAGTGTCTTGCTATAGCCAAGGCTAGAAAGCAATGACTTGAGTACAGTTATATTAGTTGATGGAGCGGCAACTTCAGTAGTATCAGTAGTATCGGCAATAGTAGGATTTACAACAGGATTTACCGTAGGATTGAATGTAGGATTTACAGTAACAGGTTTATAACCAGGAATATTGCTACCTGGAACACCAAGTAGTCCACCCTTGGCAGTAAAAGATTTTAATGCTGCAGTTGTTCTAGCCGCTTCTTGGGCTATAGGTGAACTAGCAAGACGTGCTGCAGTTACCTCTGCTGCTCGTGAACTACGGGTTGCAACTGGAGCAGGTGCAGTATCAATTACTGCACGCCTTCTGGCTGTTGCAGCAATTTCAGATGAATTGTCGTCTGCTGCTTGTGCGCGTTTTAATGCGGCTTCTGCCTTTTTTAATAAGGCTAATGATGCTGCTTTTTTCTGGGCTGCTGTCTGTGCCATTAACCTAGTGCCCCCTTCAAACTCTGGAATAAGTTAACTGCTTCATTCTTGGCTTTGGAAGTCGCACCAAAACGAGAATCAGCCATAACTGCCTGGTCAATTTCATATTGATTTGGAAGACGGAACTTGCCATCTGCACCTTGATAGTTAAGAAGTTTAATTGCTAACTTATCATTTTGATTAATATCAGTTTCAAGGTTTGCTGATAAAGATTTTAGTAGGGGGTCTACAATAGTTCTTGCATCCCCACCAGATTTGACGTATTCGGATACACCCATGAACTTATTTCCCACTTTAGTCCTGACGTCATTTTGATACTTTTTAACTGTCTCGTCAATTACGCCTTGGTCTGTTGCAGACAAAAGAGATTTAATAATAGGAGTAAGTTCTGCAATATTTGGAGTGTCTTCATAGTTAAGAGTGTGTGACTGGCTCAATAGGTCATAGTAGGTCTTTGCTGCTCCACCAATAGTTGCAGCGTCAAAGGCACCCTTAGGAGAGTTATCAACAATATATTGAGCAAGGAAGTCTTGTTGTTCCTCTTCTGTAAAACCTTGTCCCGTAGTACTCTGACTGCTAGTTGTAACTGCTTTCATTACAGGACTGCCGTCTTTATTATATGTAGCCTTACCCTTAGAGTTTAGAACAGGTACATATTTAACAACTGATTCAGAAGTAACAGTTGCCTTTTGGCGTGTTGCTTCCTTAGCATAAGATGACTTAAATTTAGAAATTAAATCAACGGATGGATACTCACTAAATGCCTTGAAATAGGTATCTGATAGAATGTTTTCGGCATCAGTGCTATCTATAAGTTTAAGGGCAGTTGATATATCCTTGCTGTAAATTGGATTATAGGAAGGACCCTTTTTACCTTCTGGCTTTGCGCCAAACTTGATGTCATTTTCTAACCACTGGTTCCAAGTAACACCATCAAGGTATGCATTCTGCAGTACTGTCTTAAAGGCTGAGATATCTTTATTATCAGTTGCGCCTAGCGGACCAGTTCCTTTTGACTTACCAGAACTACGAAGCAATGCCTGCATATATTCAAAGTCACTCATGCCAGGACGAAGTGTTGAACTCTTCTTTAAGGCATCTAACTTCTCAGCAGCCTTGGCTGCAAAAGCAAACGGGTCTGAGATAGAAAATGCATTCTCATACAGTCCACCCTGAGCACGAATTATCGCGCTAATGCTTTGTTGTGCGTTGCCAGTTGTCGGACCAGCGGCACTGTTGCCAGTAATTTTTGTATTACCCCAAGGAGCATTAGCCATTTATTTATCCGTTTTCTTTAATAAGTTTGCAAATACAGAGTAGTACATACGAGAGAACGCTGGGTTGTCAAGCATAAGTTTATTTCCCAAGGTTTGCAGTTCCTCTCTATACTTTGTATTTAGCCAGAAACTACTTCCCAAATCGGGATTCGGTGTAACTCTTGCATCTTGTAATTGCTTAATTGCATTATCATAAGCAGCATAGAACTCTTTAACTTCAGTATAAATAGGAGACATTTTAAATGCTTCTTCTTTAAGAGCCTTACCAACATTGGCTGCTCGTGCTTCTTGGCGACCAGTAATTACATTGCTGGTAGGAGCGTTGCCGTATACCTTATTAAGGGCAATAACTTGCTGTGTGTACCATACATCTGAGTAGGTATTCTCAGCCTGTTCTCTGCCAATTTGGGCTAGTTCTGACTTGTAAACAAGTTCCTCAGCAGCAGCAGCAATTTCTTCTGTGCTTAACTTCTCACGGCGACTTGTTGCGCTCTGCCAGTTGTAGTAAGAAACGGCTGCTTCTCCACCAGGGAAGAAGTATGGAATTACGTCAGCATCCTTAGTAGCGTACTTATCTGCCATTTGAGGATTCTTATTTAAGAAAGACCAAGCATCTTCGGTTCCAGTAATAGACTTAGTAGAACCACTGATAATAGGCAAGATATTCTCTTTGCCAAACTTATCCATAAATTGTGCTACAGCCTCTGGATAGTTACCAGGGTTTGCTCTTGAAATCTCATCCCATGCCTTGTAAAGAACGGTTTGAGATACAAAACTATATTTGCCCTCTGGTGTCTTTACTGCAGCCAGTACCTCTTGAGAAGGCGTTGCTGGTGCTATGCTCTGGAATAGTGCAGTGAAGAGACCAGTCCAACGAGACATACCCTCTGCATCAGCAAAGAGTTTAGTTCTAGCAGCATCGTTAGCAAATGGGTTATCACCATAGTCTTGGGTAGAGGCTAAGTAGCCTGCCCAATCTTTAACACCACGCTCAACCATTGTCTGGTCGTTGATAGCATACAAGAAAGATTTATTAAGCCATGCTGGTAATGCGATTTGCGTTAATGCTCCTACGCCTTTTCCACCTGGTTCTCCAAATGGAAATAGAATATTACGCATAAAGTCCCAACCTGGTCCAAATGCTTGTGATTTACCAGTCATTAAGAAAGGAGTTGAAACTACAGGACCTAGTCCAGGGAAACCTGGGTTTACGGAACCGAATGCTAAGTTAAGAGATTGAACTGGGGCTGTTAGGTTTAAAGCTTCTTTAGGAAACTTTCCTTGTGCCATACCAGCAAAGCCACCGAATAATCCACTGAGTGGATAGCGGAAGCGCTGGGTACCAAACTCATCCTTGTAGAAGAAGCCTTGCTCTTCGTCATAGTTTGTGTTGGTGAGGTCATAGATAGCACCTGAGCCTGGCTTTGTAAGCGCATCAAAGCCCTTACCAAAGCGTATAACCTTGACTGGGTTCTGAACGCCAAGTTCTCCCCATTTTCTTATTGTATTACCCCAGGCCTGAACGAAGGGAAATATAAGTCTAAGTTTATTTGCTGCATCAATCTGGTTGTTTGCATCATAGAATAAATCTTTTACATACAAAGAAGCCTTGCGTGCAGCCGTATCATTAACATCCCCTATGGACATGATGCCTTTAGCCTTTATTGGGTCGTTCTCACGCTTTCTAATCTCTCTGTTAATGATAGAGATAGTAGGGTGTTTCTTACCCACAGCAATTAACTTACCAGAAGAGTTAGGGACTCTAATCTTTACGAGAGTTTCAAAGGCATTCTTTTGCAAAGTCTTGAGGTCAGCAACACTCATTGACGGTGCGTATCTACCGATGTAATCCCAGTATGCCATACGATACTCTGGTCCAAAGTTGACAAGGTTTTCAAGTTTAGCAGAGACTTCAAAGAAGGCATTAACCATTTGCTTGAGTTTAGACTCTTCGGCAGCCATCAATGTCTTGGTATCTGCATAGATTGCTTTACCGCCAGGCATTTCCTCTGAAGGAAAATGCTTAACAAGTTGTGCCTTAAATGCTTTATCTGCTACATCCATGTCCTCATACTTGTTCATGTCTCGATAGCGAGGCATACGTATGATTTCATTTCCCTTTTTGCCAGGGACAACAACCACTCCATCGGCTAGGAGTTTACGGATATAGGAACCTTTTTCTCCAGTACCCATAAGGTTAACAAGAGCGGTTTCATAACTGGCGGTTGAATTAGGGTCAAACATCCAGTTGTAAATATTCTCACGGTTTAAATTATCGTAACTAAATTCAAGGTCTGCGTCTTTAAGAAAAAGTTTTGCAAAATCTGAGACACTACGATTTTGGACAGTAACTCTTGAGGCGTCATAAATTTCTTTAAGGACATCAGTACGGTCAACGTTATTTATCTTAACAGTCTCATTGGCAATAAGTTTGTCGACAATAGCGTTCTTGGCTACATCAGTATCTGCCTTAGCAACTAACTGCATGATATCATCTACATCAAAACGACTCAATGATGTGGCTAATGCCTCATGGTAGTTTGCATCAGCATTGTTAACAATCTTGTACATCTTGCCAATCATACGAACTTTAACATCCGTAGAGCGCGCATCTCCAGCACTTACTCGACGACCCATTTGACGTAGGTGTTCATCGATAGCAACAGTTGCTGCTTTGGCTGCCTGAGGGTCTTTAAAAGAATTACCTAAGATATCATTCTCATACTTAGCCCAAGTAGATGCAAACTTCTGCCAAGCATTACCATTAGGGTCTGCCATTAACATGGCAATGTAGCCTGCTGGGTGGTTAAGCAAAGTATCGTGGCCTGATAGGTATTGGCGGAATTGCATCTCACCAACATTGCGGAGCATATAAGATATACGGAAAGCCAACTGAGTTGTTTTCCAAACGCTTGCTGCTTCTGTTGCAAAAAGGTCTAGAGCATTACGAGTTCCAATAAGTGGTCCAGACTTAGTGTAATTCTGAATAGCACGAACAATTGGCTTTGTATCTGGCAATCGAACAACGCTATCTAAGAATTGATACGCATAGACAGCACCAGTCATATCAACTTGCTTACCATCATAAGTCATAACACCTGGTATGTCGCTAGGTAGCGAACCATTTAATGGATACTGTGTGCTAAGATTTTTTACTGGGCCGGATGCGCGTAGTTCACGTTCTAGTATCTCAAGGAGTTTTGGGTCTCCCTTGCCATAAGCATTTACCATAGCAACGTGTGCAGCGGTAAAGGAATCTTGAATAATCTTAGAACGGATTGTCCGTAGACTTCTATCGCTAGTTCCATCTGCTTTTACAAGTTTATCTATTGTTTCATCAATAATGTTTTCAGGAACCTTTACAACAGCCATCCAGTTGCGTAGTTCTTTAGAGAGTCTATCTAGGTCATCTAGAGGTACAATGACAGAACGGACGACAGTTCTTGTAAGTAAGTTTTCCATACGTTCAACGCCAGCAAGCATCTTTTGGCTCACTGGGGTTGATAATTTTATCATTGGTTGCAGATTTTCAATAGCCACATTTGCTTTTAACAAGGCAGAACGGGCAATACTTGGGTCAGTATCACCAAGTCCTAGATTTCTGCGTAGTACTCTGAGTACATCATCTGCAGTACCAGCATCTGTTAGTTCTTTAACTACATCCATATCTAACTTATTGCTAAATAATCTAGAGATTTTAGATGGACTAGATTCGTTTGCTATTAATCGAGCAACAACAGCAAAGCGCTTGCCTAATAGATACTTGTTTGCCTTTGTAATATCGGCTACAGGAGTACCACCAACATGGCTGACAAGACCTGTATCTGCTTTAAGCAGTTCGGCCATATGCCTTCTCGTGCCTATTTGCATCTCTAAATCCATAACGCCTTTAAGTTCAGCGTATGCAGGATTGTTTAAAATCTGCGCAGCAAGTTCAGGGTCATTTTCTACGTACTTGCGTAGAGCCCTGACTTCGCGAATTCGTTGGTCTAGACCAGCACGATTTGCTTTAGCGGCATCAACTGCCATCTGTGCTGTAGCAATAACTTGCTCTGATGGCTGGACAACCTTCTCAACATCAAGCATAGCAGCGGCTGCTTCTTGTGGATTTAAACTTCTTCCGAGTACAGTGCTAGCATCAATTGCCTTACCACTTACAACCTTTGGATTTAATACATATCCGCCAGTTCCACCATGGATAGCACGAATATTTTCAAATCCGTCTGCCTTCCAAATCTTAGAAACAGCCTTAACAATTTGAGCTAATGCTCCACCTGTCTTATCAAATTCCATTGAAAGCGTATAAACTTCATTTAAAAATGTTCCTAGATTTTGTCTTCCAGAACCCTCAAGCAAATCATCTACAAAACCTTGGGTATTGAGTCTATCAAATACTGCTATTTCTTCTGGAAATACAGAAAGACTAGTTCTCAATCCTTCTAACTCTACGTGAAGTGCAAGACGGTTGTTGATTTCTTTTGCTGCTCGTTTAGTATTGCCAGCAATGTCTGTAAAATCTTCTGTTAAATTAACAAGTTTATAATCTTTATCTATGCCTTTTTTAAGAGCAAATTCATAACTTCCACTATGTCCAAATGTAACGCCAGTTGAAGGCAATTCATTTACAAAGATACCGTCAAACGCATTAAGTGTGTTCTTCTCATCAGCGGCTAGTTGAGTTAAGTTATCAAGAATGCCAGCTTGGTCGCCTGCTCTAATTGAGTCATAAATTACTTTATTAACCTCAGCAGCTTCAATGCCAACCTTAGGTCCAACCCCACCAGGAGTAGGAACATCTGAAACCTTTAATAGGTCATTAAGACTTTGAAGTTTAGCTTCAGCAGTCTTTTCTTCTTTGTATACCTTAGGCTGAGTAGACTTCTGATAGTCATCTTCGGCTTTCATGTAATGATTATCGTAGTCACGCTTGATGTTACCCAAAGCATCAGAGCGTTGTTTTAGTAATTCTTTTTCTGAAGGCAAAGCCTCAAGGTCTTTAATGTCAGCAGCGCGTTGTTCTAGGCGTGTTTCTTCTGCAGCAATTCTTTTTGCTTCTGCTAAATCTTGTCCACCACGAGCAGTCTTGTTTAAACTTCCACCACGGAAAGCAAGTTTAACTTTACTTCCCTCTTTGACAACCTTTAATGCACCTGGTCCAAGCCAAGTTGATGGGTCGGTTGCAACGTTAAGAGTTGCATCTACAATCCCAGATAAAATTTTATATTGTGTGCTATTTGGATTAGCGCCAACTGTCTTTAATAGTCCTCGTCCAATAGTAAAAGACTGTCCATTGATACGACCATAAGCGCCCATAGCCTTAGCCTGTTGTTTACCAACGCGAGACTCTGGAGAAATAAAGAAACCAGAACCAGTACTTACACCATCGCCGTCAAACATGTCCCGTCCAAGGGCTCCAAGTGTAGTAGATGGACCTACTAAATTTGCAACATTTGCATCTTTTAATACTTGCCCTACGCCAATTTCGCCTTTAGAAGCAGCGTAAACATCGCGTCCAAGAGTTGTAAGATAGTCATATGGTGAGCGTAACGCTGCAAAACCTACACGAGTTGTGCCTTTTAATCCACCATAGATAGCATCTTTAACAGTAGAAAGAAAGTTTTTATCTTTTTCTGCTAACGAAGGTAGTTTTTTGATTGCAGTTGCAGCAGTCATGGCTTGATTAACGCCATCTAAAGAAACAATCTTGTCAATACCAGGAGTATCAGCATTTGCACCTTGTCGTATAAGAGATACAACAATTTCTTTGCTGATATGTGGGTACTTCTTTACAATAGAATCAAAGTTAGCGTGTTGACTGCCGTCTAAACCAGCGACCTCTTGATTAATAAGTTGCTGGAGAACGCTTCCAGCGTTATCAAACATACCAGGTGCCCTGAATTTAGAGGGGTCGCTATATTTACCTAAATCAATTAGGTCTTTACCCGCCACTAAAAGATACCTTCTTCGTTATATGCCTCTAGCATACGGGCAATTTCAGGAGTTGGATTCGTTTGGTACATAGCAGCAAGAAGAACATAACCTGCATCAGGCTTATTAAAACGTGCCATAAGTCCATCTGGACCAGTACCTGCAGTATTTCCACCAGCGCCATTAGTAAAGATATCATTTGGGTCATTAGGGTCAAAAATATTAGTGCTAGGTGCTACAGTTCGTGGAGGAGGTGGCATTGTTATGTTAGCACTTACTGCACTACCAGTTGGTGGAATAGGAGCATTTGCAACATCATCTTCGTTTATTCTGCGACTACCATATGCACCACCTGATGCCTGTTGAATTTCAGCATTGCGTTGAATTCGTTGTACACGCTCTACATTGTTTTTGTCGACTCTTTTAGCGCCTTCACCTACTCCAGAAACTACCTGTGGTATCGCCATTTTTAGTCCTCATCTTCGTCAATGTGTTTTCTAACGTCTTCTATTGTTGGTATTGTTTGTAGCCAATCAGGATAGGCTTGCTTTGCAGAAAGAATATACAAAGCATTATCAACGCTAAATCCTGCCCTGCGCAGCGATTTATAAAATTCATGTAACTCAATGGCATACCCGTCTAACTTAGAGTAGTCATTATCAACTACCTGCTTTTTACGAGTAGCCATGTTAGCCTCCCAGGCCTGCTAAAATACTTTGTAAGTCTTGTGGTAGTGCTTGTTGTTGAGGGGCCCCACCAGAGGGTTGTCCAGGAACTGCCGGGGACAGGGGCGCTTGTTCAACTGGGCCCTGTGGGCCTGGTGGAGCCATCTCTGGCTGTGCTGGTTGTTCAGGTGTTTCCACCTTAAACACGGCCAGCGCAGCAGCCTCTATACTCTCCCCTTTGCGGCGACGTTCAATAACGTCGGCAATGTTTTTAATAAGCATTGTTGGGTCTTGACCTTGTGCTGCCATGGTAGGAATTGCCTGTGCACTTGCTGTAATTGCTGCACTTAGGTTTTCTCGCATCTTTTCAATCTCAATGCGCTGCTCTTCTAGCGTAACGTTAAGGCTAAACGGCAGTTCACGGCGGATAAAGTCTTTAGAGACTAAGTCTGCGCCAAGTGCCTGCAGTGAGAAGATAAGTGCACGAGATGGGTCAAGTCCTGCCATAAGTCCATAACGGACTTCAACAGAATAGTCACCCTTGATGTCTTTGCTTGGTAGATATTTAAGTTCATAAGGTGTGCCTTGGGCAACTCCACGAACACTCTTATCCATATCAAATAATTCTTGGTCCATAGTGAAGGCAGTTTTAATAACATCTTCTAATGTCTCTGCAAGAATTGTTTGACCAGCTTTGATTTGAGAATCAAATGCTCCTAGAAGCGCTTGAACTCCTTGACCAGTAATAATACTGGCGTCAATGTTTCCAGTCCTACCCTCAGGATAACGTGCACCAAGTCTCATTTCAGATTGGAGTGCGGCTTGTTCCTGGAAGGCAGCGGCTGGAACATCTAGTTTCACACGGCCTACGCTTTGAGGCTGGGCAGTGCGAATAATTGCGTCTGGACCCATAGGAAGGTCGATAACGTCTTGTGGTACTACGAGTGGGGCTTGTACTGACTTCTCAGCAGCCTCCATAGCAAGGTTAGCAAAGCGTGCACGGGCTAACTGCACATAGATAACATCATCAAACTGTCCGCGCGTGTCATCATCAATAGCTGGACGGCGTGCAATGTGTACTGTCATCTTGCCTAACAAGTTTCTTGCCTCGTTAAGAATAAGATTATGGCGCATTGGGATATAGAATACTGTTACATCTTTATCCATATAGCGAATAAGTTCAATAGGTGAGTTAGTGTTTTGATTCCAACCCAGTTCACCTAGGATAGTGCGTGCATACTCAGGGTATTCATTGGCAAGTTCGCCAATAGTCTTAATATAACGCTTTGAGTATGCAATACAGCGACCAAATCTGTCAAATTCAGGGTAAACACCCATAGGGTCTTCCACGCGAATACGTGGCAAATTAGTTTCAAAGTCTGGCTCTACGTGAATAGGCAGGAATCCGTATGAGAAGTACCAATCAGCACCCCAGTACATCTGTGACTGTAGTCGTGAGGTATAGACATAGTTGTTGGCTATCATTCCGCGCTTATCAGCAAAAGAACGGCCTCTATCAGAGGTAACGTTAACTGCAGAACAGTTAAATGAAGGCAATGGCGCAAGTACTTCAGCCAAATCGCGGGCAGCAACGTCAATAAAGTTAGCAATCATAGGATGTTCCATGTTATCTGGGAACATATCTGGGAAGATAGATGCTATATTACCCTTACGAACAGCCATAACATCAGCCATACGTTTATCGCGTGCAGCAAAGCGTACCTTAAGGTTCTCTACGCGTCGCGCAATGCTGTCAATGTCTGTCATGATATCCTATTCGTAGATTGAAAATTCATAGTCGTTAACATTTACTAGGTAACGATTCTGAACTTGTGCTCTTGTAGCCCACTTGTTATTCAAATAGGACTGATTGATACTTGCATTTCCAATAATTTCTTTAGCACGCAGTTCGCAGAACCACAATGCCATTACGCAGTCTGTCTTACCTTTAGTGTCAGGCTTCCAAGTAATCAATTGTTGAATCAATGCCTTGATGCCCTCTGAACCTTCCTGTGAAGGAAGTTCAAGTAAGTTATCATCTTGATGAGTGTTATTACGCGCAGTACCAAATAGGCCAGACATAGCCGCCACGCCGAAAGAAGTGTCCCATTTGTTCTTGCCAGTAAACTGACTAGAAAACTTCACGCCAGAGTTAGCAAGGTATGAGCGTAAGTCATCATCTAGGGCATATGCCTTCTGATGAGCATTAGTCTCAATACGCAATTCTTGTGGTTGGTACTTACTAACCCAGTCTTCAATCAAATGTTGAATCTTTTGAGGGCTAGGGTCTCTCATGTTTTCTACATCTAGGATGTAACGCTTACGAGTTTGTCTATCCACAGTCATAATCACTGCTGCTGTGTTACCTGCCATAGCAGGGTCAAGTCCCATAATTGTATACCAGGCCCCTGGGGCTGGATGTCCTGCAGCGCCTGGCTTTAGTGGGCCGCGCTTTCGCATCCCGTTGATTGAACCTTGTACGCAGACAGGGGAAAAGATAGAGTCTTCCTGTATGTCCTGTTGTTGGTAAACGAGTGCCCAAGCAGAAGCGCTAACTTCACTTCGTCGTCTGAATAATGCTGGCCCATTCCATTTAGGATATAGACCGTTCTCATCTGGAACTGCTTCTTCATCTAGACCCTCCCAAGGAATCTGTGACGCAGGCCATAGTGTTACCCAATCTTCTGGGTCATCATGATATTCTAAGACTGCTGGCATTGACAGGTAGGTAAAAGGAGACTTGCCACCCACCCAATGCTCAGGACTTCTAATCTCACGGTACAGGTCATTAGCAGCAATACGGGTTCCTACGACCAAGAGGCGTCCACTATCTCCAAGACGAGTTACTACATCTCGTTGCAACCAAGTAAGTTGCTTCTCCCACTCATGGGCATTGGATGTAGTCACCACGTCATCTAGGATGATAAGGTTTGAACGTGCTCCAGTAATTTGACCGCCGATACCTAAGGCTTGAACAGTCGGGTCTTTTTCCGTTGAGTCACGGCTTAAATAGATTCGGTCAGCCTTCCAGGTATCAGCGTCCTCTTTCCAACCACCAGCAGAGCCATAGACGGCCTGTAGTTTGGCCCAGCGTTCATGGCTGAGCCTTTGCTTGATGGAGTAGAGATATTCTTTTGCGCGCTCCTGTGTTTTAGAAACAATAGTAATCTTGATGTTCGGGTCCATGGCTATGCGATAGACACAGTAGTTGACTGTGATGACCGTAGACTTGGCGTGCTCGGGGGGTACGTTTATCAGAAGGCGCTTCTTCGAGGCTGGGTCATAGGTCATTGCATCGTGTAGGTAAGAAGGTTCTTTGCCCTCCAGTAGGTCTACCCAAGATTGATGATGTGGGAAGATAGGGCTATCCAGAAACTCCCTAGAGAACTCCTCAAAGCCTATCTTAAACTTGGCATCTCCTGAGACAATGCTCAGGGTTTTCTGTCCTTCAGTCCTTGCTGCCTCTAGTAGCTTCATAAAGGCAGGGTCTTTGCGCCAGTCTTTCATGACATCTGGCTTACGGCCTGCTCTTGCTAATGAGTCCTGTAAATCTAGTCCTTGCTTGATATAGTCAATAACCTTAGACTTTGCCTCTCGCAAGGCCACCACGTTATGATGCTCTTTACCACCCTTAGCAACCACTATAACTCCCTTATTAAAAATCCCCTTTATCGCTCGGCTCGCAACGCGAGCCTCGCTAACCCCTATGGTTCGTGGCTGGCACTAAGCCAGCCTATCGGCTGTCTTAACCACCCACTCACAGCCAGATAAACTCACTATCGGTAGCCGTTCGTTTATTTACTTCCTATATATACTAACCCGTTCAGAACGGCAAAACGAACGTTTTGTTACCAAATTGTTATAATACTAGTAGGCATATCGGGCATATCGGGCAAATACTGGAAAAATATTATAAAGCGATAGTGTATACATACGGCGCAGCCGTTTAATAGAGTGGGGTCGCGATAGCGACACCATTAGCCACGCCTGCAGGGCGTCCCCGCGTGGAACGCGGCGATTTTTTTACGCGTGGCACGCTCACGGGTCGCGCGGGCATTAAAAAACCCGCCACGCGTGGATTGCGTGACGGGCTTTTGTTTGTGTTGGCTGACTATCTCCTTTCGGCCTCTAGCGCGAGCCTGCGCCACTCATCACGCGAGCGTGTTAGGCGTGCGTTCTGAATTGCGGTGGTGATGATGAGCGTCATGGATACGCCTAGCGCCATGATGAACGCGAGCATGTCTAGGGCGCTCACAAGAGGCCTGCGCTCTTGAGCGTTGCGAGGGCGCGTAACAGGTCGCTCTCGACCTCTAGGGCTGGCGTTTCTGTCCCGCGTGGCTTGCGGGCTGGCTTGGCTGGCTTCAGCGCTTCGGCTATCGCTAGGGCTTCCTCTTTCGAGTCTGCCCATACTTCGGAGCGCTTGCGTGGGTTTGTGCTGGCTTTTGTGTTGGCGTTGGCTTTGGTAATCGCGTCAATGTGGTCGGCGATTGGTAGCAACAGGTGAGTGATGAATTCGCCTGTCCACCATAGTTCGGCGGTGTCTTGCTCGCTGGTGTCCTCTTTCGAGGCGAGGGCGTTTAGCGATTGAGTGAGGCCGACTAAGGCGCTCTTTAGTGTTGTGGGATTTTTTTCCATTACTGCGACCACACGATTGACCACTGATTTTGCTGACTTTTCTGAGAGGTTGCTCCAATTTGCTCGCGCCCACTCTTGCATTTTTTCTTTCATTTTTTCTCCCTTGTGGGGGGTTTGACCCACAAGAGAATTAGACCATAAAGCTTCCCCTTTTCCTAGCATTGAACGGGTCTTTTTTTGGGGCTTGTTCCTCTGCAGCTCCTTGATCTTTTTGGGAATTGGCGGGGAGTAAGGGGGGAGATTTTGATCAAATTGGGGATATGGCGCGGGGCGCTGGCTGGTCGGTTGGTCGGTCTGCTGGCTGGTCTTGTTGTTTGTGTTGGGTTTGTGTCGGTGGTCTTGCTGGCTTATGTCCGGCGCTTGTCTTATTCATGTCCGGCGCTTGTCTTTCTCTTTCCCACGCTGGCACACGCTGGCTCTTGTACGCGCTCTCGCACCCACGCACCGACACGCTCACACACGCACGCACCCACGCGCTCACGCTTGCCACGCTCACCCACCCACCCACGCGTTCGGGCGTGTCGGGCGCTTGCACAGGCGAAACCCACACACGCGCGGTACATACATAGTCGTCACGCACTCACATACGCGCAGGTGTCGGGTTCGGGTGAGGAAGGATTTTGGTGAAAGTGCTGGTCAGAAGGGTGATATAGTGGCTCCAAGGTCAAAGCCGACCCCAAGAAAAAATCCCTACCCGTACTCGTATGTGGTAAGGATTTTCTTTTACCCGAAAGGAAATAGCATGGACGCACAAGCAAGACTAGAGAAAGTCCTTGAGCAATACAAGAAAGGGCTTCTTACCACACAGGAAACACGCACGGAGGTCACAATGATACTCGTGAGTGATTTCTTGATAGGCACACAATCATGAAACTCAGGTGGAAAATCGTCAATTACGCTGAGTCTTTGCCCATGCAGTTCATGGGTAACGGACTCGTCACCTCAGACAATCGCTTCTTTGTGGGGGCACGCTATGTCAATCGTAGCGGAGTTCGTCTCAACTGGGGCGCGTTAGACTTTCGTGACGGACGCTACGCTGACGGCTTCCCATATCGAAGGGACGCACAAGCCTTCGTAGAAAATCGGTGGGCTTCATGAGCCTACACAGCAACAGAGCAGATACACAGGCAGGTCTATCAGATGAGGAGTTTGCTTGTCTCATCTTTCGTTCATGTGGTGACGCACTCGGCACTACATACAATCTAGACGGAATATTCCGTAGCCCAAACCATAAACTAACCTGTGGGTTCTGCACAGGGGAAAAGCAGGTAGCAAAATGACATACGGACTCACACGCATAGGAATATGCGCAAGATGCAATCAGCCTGAGTATCTGTTCGTACACTCAAGCCAAGAAACGCTGGAGTTTTGCCTTCGGTGTCTCTCACATGCGATATACCCAATCGCAGACCCAATGCCGTTGGCTAAAGACTTCCCGTTCTTCACATCAGATGATACATGTGCAGGTTGCCTCAAGCCTGAGTATGTAGACGGAGATGTTACTCGGTGGAGATTAGTAGAGGCTTGCTTGCGAGAGGAAACTGTTGTTAAGGTTCACTCGGCTTGCCGACACTTTGAGAAGTGCGAGGATTGTGATTACAGATATGCAAACTCAAACAACAGAGGATACGGAGACCACATGCGTTTCTACATCACTAGTGAGACGCATGACCCCACCATGTTCAGCGATATGGTCAAGATTGACAGGGGTTGGAGATGTAACTCATGCGCAGAGGAATACTACGACTCGCATGGTGGTGCAGGTAACTTCATCTACTGCGAAGCGTGTGAGGACAATGTGCACTTCGATAACTCATCACGCCACAGAGGTACTCGTTACTGTAATTCATGCATACGAGATAATGTCTACGATTGTGATGATTGTGGCGCGGAGATATGGAGTGGTGACGACCATGATTGTGACGATAGTGGAAGCGAAACTATCATACACAGTTACGGATACAAGCCTAACCCTATCTTCTTTGGCAAGGGCACATACCACATGGGCTTTGAGTTAGAGGTTGAGACGCGTAACAGTTCACGCTTCGAGATGGCTAAAATGGCACAGGACATACTAGGTGAACACGCCTACATGAAATCTGATGCCTCACTCAATGACGGCTTCGAGATAGTCACACACCCACATACCCTTGAGTACTATCAAGAGCAGTTCGAGTGGAGTGTGCTGACCAAGTTGAGGCGTCAAGGAATACGCTCATGGAATACCACCACATGTGGACTCCATGTTCATGTATCTCGTGAAGCCTTTGGTGGTACTGTCAATTACAAATCCACACCCCAAGACATCATGCACATGCAGGCACACCAACTGCGGTTCATGAAACTTATCTACGATAACGAGAGACAAGTCTCGCGTATCGCAGGTCGTGCAGAAAGTAGTTACGCTTCCTTCTCAGACAAGGGCAGACTCGTACCCAAGGTCAAGCAAGGACACTCCATGCACGGACATTGTGCAGCCGTCAATACAGAAAACTATGCAACGATAGAGATACGCGTCTTTAAGGGTTCCCTTCGCAAGGAACGCGTACTCTCTGCCTTAGAGTTTGTAACTGCTAGTGTGGAATACACTCGCGACCTCAAGATTACAGGCAAAAACAACGCTCTATCTTGGTTACGCTTCACAGGCTATGTATCCCAAGAGGCAGAGAAATATCCCAACCTAGCCCTAATCATGAGCGAATCGTTCTCTCGTGACACCGACCCGTCAGACAATGACTAAGGAGATATGCCATGTGTATGCTATGCCTAGTACCACCTAATGTAATCCCGTCACGCGAGAAACTAGAAAACTCTGCGTTAAATAACCCACACGGATTTGGGTTTGCTATCGTAATACCAAGCGAGAATCGTATTCACGCTGAACGCACCATGAACCCCGACACTTCAATCAACCGCTTCATTGAGATGCGCAGTAAGTATCTTGATGGCTATGCACTATGGCATGCCCGAATTGCCACGCATGGTGCTGTGACAATAGAAAACTGTCACCCGTTCAAGGTAGGTGGCGATGAGCGCACCTATCTAGCACACAATGGCATACTGCCTATCATTGAGCCAACAGGAGATACGCGTTGTGACACTCGTATCTTTGCTGAGGATTTACTGCCCGCTATTGGCGGTGTATCCGCGTTAGATAATCCACAGGTGATGAACCTTATCGAAGATTTCACTTCGGGTTCCAAGGTTGCTATCCTCACAGTAGATACCCGCGCTGAGTATCAGGCTTACCTCATACACGAAAGTAAGGGACACAAAGATACAACAGGCGTGTGGTGGTCTAACGATTCGTGTTACCTACCCAGTAGTCGTAACTGGTACTCGGTCAAGCCCTTAGATTTCGGGGGCGAGGGAAGCGATTTCTGTTATGTATGTGACACTCAAGTTCAAGTAGGCCAAGTTGAGACGGATTACTGTCCAACCTGTGCCTCATGCTACATGTGCAATATGCACAAGGGAGATTGCATGTGCTATCACAGGAGAGCAACAAGCAAGCCCGCTAACTACTACGAAGGTGGTGGTTGGGGGTGGTGAGGCGCACATGCCCACCTACCCCGTACTATTACGGGGTACGCGCTGAGTTATTCTTGCATGACGCTGAACAGGCGCTATTGCAAGGAGATACAACGAAACACGCACAACTGGTTCTGCGAGCCACGCAGTATCAGACATTAGCGGGGCAACTCCCGTTAGAGAAAGGTCACAATGACTACACCGAAATACCTCACGCGTAATTGCTATGGTTGCGATACACCAATCATGGTGGCTTCGTATGATGTAGCAATACGCAATTACTGTCAGACATGCGCTTGGTCAAAGATGGGTGTCGTGACATGAGCGTTACACGCATAAGAAAATACGATTGGGATACCCTTGTTTGGCGTGAAGTCAAGCAAGGTGTATTCTCATCACACGCAAATCTATTTCCCGCAGAGTATCTGCACATAGATAATTCATGGGAGATAGACGGCCCAGTACGCGTTAGCCTTAAGTGGGATAGTTCCACTAAGGTTACGCGTATCAAATACAAGAGCCTTCGCAAGAGGGATTTTGATATGGATAATCCACAGGAGTACCCATGTGCTTCCTGTGGCGCAGATAGAAAGTCGCCATGTATAGGCGATAAGTTCGAGTGCACATTTCGTGTATTCTTTTTAGGCGGAGGTAAATTATGAAAGACGCATCATGCGTGCAGTATGACCCTGAGTGGTGGTTCCCTATCGAGATAGGTGGTTCCTCTACATGGTCACGCACACCTGAGGCTATGAAGGCAAGAGAAATCTGTGCCACATGCCCCGCCTTTGATGAGTGTAGAGATTACTCTCTACGCTTTGATACCATACACGGAATATGGGCTGGCTTAGATAGACATGAGCGATATGCGTTACAGAAAAAGTTAGGCATCACGCCTGAAAGTTTCTCTCTCAACTATCGCCCACACATGGAGTATGTAGTAAGAAAGGTGGCAGACCATGGATAATGATGATTACGATTACTTCGCTATGAGCGTGCGTGATTCGATTGGACTTATCCTTTGGTCTGCGTTCTTCACGATACTTATCGTAGGCACAATGCTTGCGATAGCCCTATGACACGAAAGGAAATGCAATGCCCGTAATGATACAGGAACACGAGCGTTCATCAGAGCAACCGCCACTTGGGTATGTCACGCATACCAAATTGGCAGACGGAGATGATGTAATCTATGGCGTGTTCGGCACGATAGATGAGGCTATTGCCTTTGGCAATAAACTTATCTCAGCAATTATCAAACCCATATACAATCCCGTAATACACTAAGGAGAAAGAAATGCAACCAAAGTACCCGATTACAGTTCAACTCACAGGTCATGACGGCAACGCGTTTGGCATACTCGCAAGAGTATGTCGTGCGCTAACCGACAATGGCGTGGATAGCCAAGATGTGAACGCCTATCAAGCCGAGGCTACATCAGGCGATTACGAACACCTGTTACTCGTAACCTCTCAATGGGTAGAGGTCGAGTGATGAGTGACGATAGTAGAGAGTGCCCCACATGCGGGACAGCGTGTGAGGTATGTTGGACGGAAGGTTCAGATGATGAGTGAACCAAGAGATGATGATGATGTCGCGTTAGGCATAGATGATGACGCGATACCCGAAGATGAGTTCGACACGCTTGAAGAAAAATACGGGTTGAAATAAATAAACCCACACGCCTCTCGCACACACCATGTGCGAGGGGCTTTTTTTTTGCCTTGAGCGTGATACGCTCACGCGCATACGCACGCACGCGCACACAGGCGCGGGCAAGGTTTGTGTTGGGAGCATACATACATAGTCGTTACCTGTAAAACCCTGCGCCTACCTTGTGGTGACACACGCAATCCACATACTCACACTCGAGATGCATAGCCGTTGCGTGTGCGTACTCTTTAATTGCATTTAGTTTGCCCGCTTGGCAACAATTCTCGCACATCATGCGTTATCAATCCCTTGCGCGGGTATGGGCTGCTCACATACATCGTCGTTGTTTGCAACCTGTTCTGCCGTGTAATCTCTTTCTTTCACTGGTCGTTCCCCTCCCAAGTAGTTGATAAGGTTGTTGAGTGCCCGATTAACTCTCATGCGTGCAGCATCCTCGGATATCTCGAGTTCTTTAGCCATCGTCGCATTGTCGTTGCCTTCCTCAAAGCGCAAGCATAGCACATAGAATTGCTCGCTACTTAACTTATGCAACCCACGATTGATGTCTCCCACCATAGCAAACCAGTTGCCACCTTCGGAGGCTACCTTCTTGGTAGATTGATAGCCCATCTCGGTCAGAGCAGGTGCTACCACATCACCACGCAAGACAGCAGGTAGTAACATCTCAATGAGTTCTCTATCGTAATAATAGTTATCCTCTACGCGGTAGCCCACACGCGCAGCTTTTTCTTTCTGACAGTAATCTTTAGCAGCGTTGCGTAGTGAGCGTGCTATTAGTTTGGTGGCCTGCTTGCCATCTAAGGCTTCCCATGTCTTGACCTTGTTGGGGTGCTCAAGGAACCACACCCACAACTCTTGGCGTATGTCACTTACTTCCACCATCTGAAACTTGCGACTAAACTCATAACCAATATTTGCTACTAAGTTCTCATATTGCTCAATTACCACTTCCAGGTCTTACCTTCCACAGTAAATGAGTTGTTCACAATTGGTACGATTTGTGGTACCACTGTCTTACCATCAACGTGAAGTATACCAAAGCCTTGTTGCCAAGTGAACAACCCAGCCTTGATATACTTCGCGTTGTTGTAGTTCATCAGGTTGCCTAATTCCATGCCCCAAACGGTCTTAGGCTTACCACCACGATAAGTCTGTGTGTGGTGAGTAAGTCCCATGCGGTGCGTGTGTCCACACACCACGGACATACCTGAACGCTTAGCCAATCCTAATGCCGTAGCACCAGCAGTTGGCTGAACATTTCCCTCATCCCCGTGCATCAATAACCACCCAGGCGCCAATTCATATGGGTCTTTGTGGTATGTAATCTCAAGTTCTTTCAAACCCAAGAAATTTTCTAACTCTAATTCAGGTATACCCAGTAACCCTGGGGCTCTCATCATTACGGTGTTAAACAATCTGTCAGTATGGTTACTGCGTACCATATGCTCAACAGTTAAGTCATAGAGCACTTGCTTGGTCAAGTCACGGTCACGGCCCATAGAGCGTTCAAACTCTAACTCTGTGCCCTTGCTCCACTTGCTGATGGTCTGCATATCCATCTCGTCACCACAGGAGACAACAGTATCTGGCTGGTATGCCTTGATAAACTTAGCAATTGCTTTGACTGCTTCTACATCGTGGTACGGTACTTGAAGGTCGGAGATGCAAACTATAGTTTTCATGTCTTTTTCGCTGCTTTCTTTGCGGTTTTTTTAGCGCGACGTTTGTTCTCTAACCCTACATTTTTGCTTTTAGAGATGGTTCGGAGATTTGAGATTCTGTCATCTCCTGCTCGACCTTTGTTGTTTTTGTGGTCAACTTCTGTTCCTCTTGGTAACGTCTTGCCTGTGGATTCTTCGTAATCAACTCTAGCCTTATTGCTAGAAGTCGTAGCCACTGTGCCATCTTTCTTCTTTCTCTTGAATACATAGATAGGTCTGCCACCATTAGCTTTACTACCCTTGTAAGGTCCAAATATCTTTTTCATGTTAATACTTCCTTAAGTTCCTTGACTTCTGCTTCTGGACCCATAAGAAACTTATCAAAAATTCCAGTAATGTAACCTTCTGGGTTCTCTTCAATCAAATCTAATGTTCCTTGAATAGCAGTCTCTTCATCAGTAGCATCTACAATAATTGTATAACGCTGCTTTGTGATAACCCTTACTTCATATTTAGTCATTGGGCCACTTTCCTTGTAGTACTAGCAATCCAATGATTGCATAGTTTGCCATATCCTTGAAGGAATCCTCAAGGGATTCGTGCTTTGGGTCAGCATTGGTTTCAATTAAGTTATTGATGCGTGCTAACTTATCCCACATGCGCACACGTAATCCATTAAGCGGACCACCTGGTGACTGTGAAATGTTCTTTGGACCGTAGTCCCTATGCTTGCTAATTAATAATTCAGCAAGACCTTCTGTTGCATCCCATACATCTAAATCAAATTGAGTTGGGTCATTCATTTTCTTTAAGCAACCCTTCTACTCCAGCCATAACATTGTCCATCTCAGAGCGAACAACTGCCTCTTCAATAAACTCGTGTAAGTCATCCCCGCTAGCGTTTACCATCAATAATGTAGCACTTTGGATGTGGTCGTATGCCTCATCTAAATCACCAGCATCTATAATGTCGTTTAGTATCTGCAAGAATTCAAACAAATCAAATGAGTATCGCTTATCTAAACGCACTGCCCACTTGTATTCAACACCACAGTGATACATGAACTCAAACAAATCACACGTGCTAAACCCACAGTCAGCTTCCATGCACTCAAAGTGTCCGTCCTCTGGCATTAACATTAGTGCACACTCGCAATCTTATTTCTAAAGTATTCTGCACCGTGGATTCGATACATTGAATTGACATCTTCACCATCAGGCATCTGCACTACTACTAGATTGCCTAATTCTCTTGAGAGAGTTTTGCCAAACTCAGAGCCAGCGTTATCACCATCAGCAAAAAGAAATACTTTATCAAAGTCACCTAGTAATCTTGAGTAATGCTTCTTCCAATTGTTCACGCCTGGAACCCCAACGGCAGGTATATTACAACTAACATCGAGCGTAATCGTGTCAATCTCACCTTCACAAATGCAAATGTATGTTGTTGCCCTAAAGAACGCCGAGACGTTGTAGAGATGTGTAGACGCACCGGCCATACCCATATACTTTGGCTCCGATAAGTCCAATGACCTAAACCGTAAATCAACCACACCTGACCTAGTGATATACGGGATAGATAACCGATTGATGTATGCTTCATGGCCCGTTAACGGCTCTAACACGACGCCCAAGCGAACCTTCGTCGCCTGTTCCATAGTTATACCGCGTTCTGCGAGATAGTCTTCCGCCTCGTGTAACGCGCTGTGGTAATACTTCGCCGCGTGAGTCAGCGATTCCCTGTGCGATTGTAATTGCTTCATGAAAGCTAACTCCTTCTTTGAGCATAATGATAGCATATCCGTTGCCCTTGTATGTGCACCCATGGCACTTAAAGATATTCTCATCTGTGTTAACTGCAGAAGATGCATGGGAGTCATTATGAAATGGGCACTTCATCTTAGCCCAGCCACGGCGGGTAGGTACTGTTGCACCATAGTGCTCTAGTACACCAACGATGTTGGGGTTATCTCTCATTGTATTCTTTCTAATGCAGTTAGAATTTCTTGTCCTAATGCATATGGTACACGAGAACGCTCTTTCGCGTTCAGTAAGGCTTGTGTGCCTGTCTGAGCCCCTCGTGGAGATGCTATGTGACAGGGCATACCATTCTTGCATGGCTCTTTAGGAGTCCAACCTTGGACGCTACCCCACAAATCTGTAGGCTTCATTCGGTCTTCACCATACTGACAGTAAGTAACAGTTCTGCGTGGTATGCCAGCAACAATATCTAATTTACGCAGCATACCTCTAGGGTTTTCCATAAGCCAACCTAGGCTAGGATTTAAATCTGCTATAAGTTTTAGGGTATGTTGCACCATCTTCTGTGCTTCTTCTGCTTCTTCTGTCTTAGGGGTTGGGTGCTTACCACCATTTGCCCAATGATGAACCATCGACGCCACAGAGAAAGCAGTACATGGTGGGGAAGCCCAGATGAAATCTGGTCTGCCATACTTAGTAAGTAAATCTGGTGCAGTCAAGTTAAGAATATTTACATGTTCGGTAGCAACAAAGTTGCCATCAATTTCAAATGAGATTACTGTATGACCTGCATCAATAAATGGTTGAGTAGCACTGTTAGTGCCAGAGAACAAGTCAAATATCAGCATCAGTCTTTACGTAGCTTTCTTAAGTAGTTCAAGCCATACAGATACTGGCATACTAGCATACCAATCAGCAGGAGAACTTTTCCCTTTACGCTTGTGAATAACCACACCAGTCCATGCTTTCGCGTGTTTGGTTTCAAGTGTCATCTCCTCTATCCAGCCTGATAGGGCCATCTTAGCATGGTCTTTGACTTCTATGCAGACGCCATTAACGCCAGCAATATCGCCCTTATCTTCTTGCGCCCCTGCTAAACGCCTTTCGGCGTATGGGTATCCGTTCTCAATAAGATAATTGACGACATCTCGTTCAGCCTTAGAGCCTTTAGCCTTGGCTGGATTGCTCATCAGTACCAGCCGTTGGCATTATGAAAGGCCAAAGCCTTTGATGGAGTGCCGTATCTGTGCTTGATATATTTGAGCCCTAAATCAATTTGCTTTACCATAGGGGTATCTTTAGGCATATTAAGCATTTGTGGTATGCCGTAGGCAGATGAGCGTGGGTTATCTGCGGTGTAATCCCATCGGGATTCTCTATCCCATAGAACGAATAGAGACTTCCATTCATGGTTACTTTTGTATGTGGCTAGCACTTTGCCTCTAGCAATTTGCTTAGCCATTTTTTTCATTTGAGAGATGCTGGTCATTACTATTGGTAATTTGCATGGTTCCATCTCTGTAATAGAAATCTGTGCTCTCAAAAACATCGCACCCACAGCGTGTGGCAAAGTTCCCACAAAGACCACAAGTGCCATTATCCAAACATATGTATTTAGTTTCATTATTACTCCTCAGTAGGGGCGGTTGCCTGTGTTCCACAGTCAGCACACTCCATATCTAGAAAATATGAGCCAATGGTATTATCTTCATCAAATGATACCTTAAGGTTCCAAATAAAACATCCACAGACGCACACCCTGGTTGGTTCACCACGGATATCCATCGCCCTTGTATAATCAGGTTTAAGTTCTGTTATGTGTTTAGTCATCATCTTCATCATCCTCATATGGGAAGGTATCCCAATCAGGTGAGTCAGGTTGTATCCATGGTGATGTAGTCATCTTATGCCCTTTCAGGTATATCTGAGACGTCCATTATTTCAGGATTAAACTGTAACCAGTAAGCCGTATCCCCTGATGGGTCAGCTTTACCATAACGGTTCTTAACAGGGGCTATTGCTATGTAGCCCGGTGCATTAGTACCAATAGTGCAAATCAAGGCTGGCAACTGTGCAACCATTCCCTGCAACGCAGAGCGTGGTTGACATGGATTGCCGGTATATGATTCTTTGGTATGGTGTAGTACTAGTACTGCTGAGTTAGTATCACGTGCTAGATACTTAAGTTCTTTAAGTGTTGAGCGCATGTTAGCAAACTCTTCTCCACCATCATTGGCAATATCCATGAGGTTATCGACAACAATAAGTGTAGGAGAACAGCCCCATAATTCCTCAAAGGCAAGTACCTCTTGGTCTAAATCCACCAACGTAGGAGATGATTCAAAAGACCAAAAGATATGCCCTGAGTGTTCATTGATTACTTGACGAGATGTTGCAACCTCAGTCTCAAGAAGCATCTCTGCCTCTGACTGTGGCTTGCCAGTAATCATTGATAGTAGACGCATAGCCATAGTGTGTGCATTGGTATCAGCGCTGACATAGAGTGTCGGCACCTTAGAACGCAACGCAATTGATAAGGCAAGAGTTGACTTGCCCGCACCAGGAGTACCAGCAATCATAGATACTTCCGCTCTGCGGATAACAACTTTGTTCACTTCAAAGGTCTTAAAGACAGTTGGCAGGGGTTCCCCACCGATGTCCTTACTACCTACTGCGCGGGCAAGTGTTCTCATGTCTTAGAAACTATTCCATGCTGGCTCGCCACGGCGTAGCCATTCAGGTTCACACTGGTCAGGAGTTCCCTTTGGAGAAGGACACATGTATGCCTTCCAAGGACCCTTAGCACCGCTACCTGTACGTGGTGTCATCGGCCCATGCTTACAGGTTTTACCTAGTGGACCCATTGTATTAGTAGCAGTTTGTGTTGGATGAGCAGTATGGTCTACCTCTGCACCAGGATATACCTGACGTATGTTTGATACTGCTTGAACTGCACTTTGTGGTGCACCTAGTAGGGAAGTAGCCATAGTCTTGAGTACATCTTGTGACTCTTCGACCCCTACCACTTGCTCTAATGCCTCAGCGAACCCCGTGTAGGTCTCTGAGGAAACAACGAAGATTCTGCCATCGTTGAGTTTGCTACTGACTTGGAAGTTTCCAGTCATCTCTTGCTCCTTGTCTGTTGTTGTTGAACTCTATTGTACGCGTGAATTAACATACTTGCAGGCAGACATTACACCACAACGACCACAGTTAGACAGGTTAGGCAAGAAGACAGTATCTTTGCGTGCCCTGTCAAAGGTGTTGAGCATGTCCTCAATGCGTTCTGCATGTAGGTTCTGTAAGTTCCATAACGAAATGTTACCAGTGCGTGCATCCCAGAAACCTGCCTTGTCGACAGTAATCCCTTGTTTCTCAAGCGCCCACGCATAGACCGCGAGTTGCAAAGGATGCCTCTGAGATGACGCACCAGTTTTGATATCGAGGAGTACCCGATTCCCCTCGAAGTCAACCATGACACGGTCAATAGCCATTTTAACCGTAGCATCATCTATATCAATCTCGTATTGTTTTTCAACAAAATCTTCATATACGTTCCAGCTTTTGCGGAATGTAATCCATTTATCGAGCATCCACAAGCCCTCACCATACCACCATGACATGTCTTCTCGCTTGGCAAACTGCCAAGTATTCATATCACCATAGAGGCCTTCATCTTCTGCAACCTGGTCATACCAGACTTTATTCCAGATAGTTTCGGCGTCGCCACCTTCTAGGTCATAGACCTCAGTAGCCTTGTGGACGGCAGTGCCGCCAGTAAACCAAACTGCATGGGCTTCTTGTGCACCCTCTACCTTGGTTAGGTAATACTTCCAACCGCACTCCTGCCACGTACTAAGGCTGGAATAGGATATATGCTTAGGTAATTCGCTCATGGTCATAGTGTAGCACAATCACAAGCATCGTATGGGTCAAAGGAACAAAACTGGCAACCCATTATTTCATAACATAATTTGCATTGGTATCGGAACTGGTGCTCATCGCAACAGACCCAAGACTCATCAAGGATATCATAATGCTCTGTTTCATCTATTTTCTTTGTCATAGAAGAACCCTACCATACGGGTTTCTTAAATGCTGTCTGAGCCAGATTTTAAGAAACGCCCCCCTACCCCCCATAGAAAACCATGGTGGCCAGGGGAGTGGAATCAGACATATGTCGTCACCGTCATTTGAAGTTTCCGCCCCACGGTTTCCCGCCCACGAACCATAGCACATGTGCTACACTTGGTGCATGCCGAACTACGACTTTAGATGCCTGACCTGTAATATCATTATCGAGCAAGCCGATAGGGTCTTACCGCCCTGCCCACAGTGCGGAGAGATAATGAACAGGGTCTGGGATGCCCCAGCCATTAAGTTCAAGGGTTCTGGGTTCTATTCAACTGGAGGATAACAAGAAAAACCCCCCTAACCTAGTATCTCTACTATGTCAAGGGGGTTTCTAGTCTCTACGGGGCTTCTAGGCCCCTTAAAAGGGTGTTACTTTGAACCGCGACCAAAGTCGGTAGCGGATGGGTCAAGCCATTTAAGGACTGGACCAGCCACACCAGCAAGGGCTGCAGCAGCAAGAGTCTTCGGATTAGTCTCGCCAGTCATGTAGATAGCCACCACCGCAGCAGCGGCAGCACGGAACCAAGATAGTGCTAGTTGTTTGAATTGCTCCATTATATCCTCCTATAGGATTAGGACTTTGCCCCGTGTAACTTACAGCAGGTGCAAACTTCGGTTTTATATGCCTTCTTTGCAGGCAGGGTAGTCAGGGTTGCAAGCACCTGATTGATAGTTTTAGGTGCATTCATCCACCAGAACCAAGGACTAGTATCGTTACCATAACCATTGTTAATAGAAATGTGAAGGTGCTTTGTGTGCGCGTTGCTACCAGTATAAGGGCGATTTCCAAGACGAGCCTTGTCCTTCGACCAAATCTTTTTATTGAAAATAAGGTAGCTGACTCTTTTGTCTTCTTTAAGTTTTTCAAATATGTCACTACAGTCAACCCCACTTTCAGGGTCGTGAGTTAAATCAACTGCATACCCTGTGTTGTGGTCAGATGTAGGACTCTGTTTCATATGCGCAGCAGAAGGGAGTAAGCCATCACTGGCCTTCTTGCGCTTAGGGCGCAGGGCTGTTGCCTGGCGTAGTACTGCTATAGCCGCAGGTGTTGCTTTCATTTATCTCTCCGCTACCAATTTGTACAAATCATCAATACGTTTTTCCATACGAGCCATAGAATCCTTCATTGAACTGCCACCATTGGGTTTGAGTTCATTGAGATAATGCTTGACCATCCACCTAATGCCACCAGCAAATGCTGAGAAGATTGCTATGACGGCTACTGCCACGGTTAGATAGTCCTTGAATTGCATTATACTGTCCTTACGGTTATCTCTATGATGCCACCAAAACCATCAAAGCGTTTATCGGGCGGTGTCATACGGGTGAATGTAACTTGTTCGATTACTGCCTGTCGTGATTCTCCTGTTGTCAAGTCTTGCCAAGTCAGAACATCGCCTGTCTTTTCAATCTCTTCTAGCAATTGGATACGCTCAAAGGCTCTACCTTCAAACCCAACTACAGTATTAAACCTATCTGTTTCAATATCAAAACAGTAGACAGGAAAACGAATTACTCTATTGCGTGGAGAAGCAATGGTTGCTTTGGCTTGGTACCCCTTGAATGTAGGACCAGTGGTTGTATCTGTTGTATCACGGTCAAGTGTAAACTTATATGCAAGGAACTCTTGTGCTGTCTCAGGCTGAGATGTAGTTACTTCTACTGCATCTACACCTGAGTTGTATGTGATGTGGTCATACTGTGTTTCATTACCACTTGCCTCTGTAGCAAGAGATGATAATGTAAATCCACCAGATGTAAATGTGCCACGTCCAATAAGACGCTTGTAGTTTTTAGGCTCTAGGGTAGAGAATCTAATTTTACCTGTAGTTATAGAACCAGATGTTGCTAAAACTGTTGTTGACTGAACAGCTATGCCGTTGCTGCCTGATGTAGTAAAGGCTAGTTGGTTGGTGTTACCTATAAAATCTACGCTAGTTGCGTATCCAGTAGCAGTACTAAGGTAGGTATCCTTAGCATAGGCAAAGCGTAGAGATTCAATCTCTGTGCCTAAGTCAATGCGATAGAGTCCAGGAGATGTCCCAATTGTACCAGTTGCCCAAACATATTTATCACGGAATGCAAAGTCATAGACACCATTAGTGTCTTCAAATATCAAAGGGCCGTAGGACAAGTCACCAGTTGTATCTGAGATACTAGCCACACGCATACCTTTATTGGTACCAATCATCAAGTAACCAAGGTATGACTCAATCTTATAAACTATCTCCCCAATTGGCAGTTGCGCTGCTACAATCCCTGATGTCAGGGTAGGCATAACACCAGCAGTAGATAGAACAAACTTGTAGATAGCAGAGTTACCGCCAAGGTAACCAGCGGCATAGATAGCAGAGCCACCTTCAGAGATAGATGACCAAGTCCAGTCAGCATTAGGATGTGTGTATGTAGCAGTCGGTAGGGCGTGAGAAGAACCCTTAACATTAGTTAACTCATAAACAGATGCACCGATGCAACCAACAAGACGTTGTTTAACCCAAGCCAATACTACTTTTTCACTGCCAGTATTGTAATACTCTGTGTATCCAGATGTAGGTGTATCAATCTCACCTGTATAAATATGGTCATTGTCAGCAATAAACAAGTGTGCGCCATCAGTTGCAATTGCAAGCGTAGCCGTATCTAGTCCAGCAGTAACTACATGTGTATATGTAACTGCAGTACCACTAGCAGTGTAATTATTAATAGTTGTATTTGCTGGTGTCCAACCAAGTATCTTATTAGTAGAACCATCAACAATAGATAGCACTTTGTATACACCAGTAGTAACACCAGTCATATTGGCTGTCTCTTTGAGGAGAGTTACTTGTCCCTTAGTCCACACATCTACATTGTCTGAGTCAGCAAAACGATAGTTAACTGTCTCACCTGCAGATGGGTCATAGAACTTAATGCCTGTGCCATTGTGGAAAGAAGACTGGCTTCTTAGCCAGAAACCAGTGAGCGACTGCTCACCTGGTTCTGTGCCAATGTCTGACTGTTCCTTACGAAACGGTGCAGTCTGGCGGATGTATGGACGAGCATCACTGATAGCGTAGAAGAATGGAAGTCCACCTACTGCCACATCATATGACTCATTAGTGTTCTGCCAAGTAGAACTAGATGAAACAATACCTAAGTCAACAGCAATAGCACGACCAATGCTGGCAGTTGCAGAGCCTCTACCTTCGGTTATATCTCTCGTTGCCACTATTGCTCCTTAATACGGTAGTAAATCTGTTTCATCTATAGCATCATCTATTGTGCGGGTAGGTTGATGAGAGCAACTACCACATTGCTTACACACTTGGTGTGAAGTGTTCCACAGGATTATCTTTGTTTAGATATGCCTGATAGTCAGAGTTGGCTGGTTCAATAGGAATCCAAGACACAGTCCCATCTTCATTAAATCTTTCGATATGTTCAAAAGTTAATGTTTCTGGGTCTGCTTGAATATGATTATATGTAACTGTCATTTTACAACTCCGCACTAAAGGTTAAATAATATGTTGTATTGCTATGGAAATAATAAGCGCCAGTTGCATTTGATGTTGCTCTTAAAGAAAAACCTCGTTGCTGTGATGCTTGTAAGGTTGGTTGCCCAACACCGCTTACAGCCCAAGAACCAACAACTGTTCCAGTTGGCGTTGTTCTCATCGGTACTGCAAATATCCAACTTGGGTATGCAACATTTCCGCTAACCATATATCCACCATCCATTATTTCATAGATAGTGTCTCCAGCAATTTGATAGTAACGCTGGCAAGCGGCTAATTCTCCTTGGAGTGTTCCCGTTGCAGTTTGGAAAGCGGTTGCAACTGAACCTGCTTCTAATTGTATTTGAGCAACTTCTAAAGTCCAACCTTGTGTTGAAGCGTTGGATAATTGCCCAATATCTATCGATAAATAATTTCCTGCGCCGACTGTTGTTCCTGATATTGATGGCACGGAAAATGTATAAGTATATTTTGTGAAAGACGTTGTAAGCACTAAATCTTGTTCAGCAGTTGCAACTGCGGTTGAACCTCCTGTACCAAACTGTTGCTGTAGTCTCACATTAAGTTTTCCAGCAGTTGTTGGATTAACACCTTTAGCATAAAAAGAAAGTGTGGCTGTTTGTCCTGCAAAAGTAGAGACATCTTCAATTCTGTGAATCAAACGAGCGAAATCGTTGCCCGTTGTTATAACCATTTTTCCATAAGCAACAGGATTTCCAGGAACTGCCGTTTGTCCTACTGTAAAAGATTCTCTTGAACTAGTACCAGTTGCTCCACTTAAAGCAGTTAACATTCTATCTGCAACATATTCGCTGCCAGTTCCAGTTGTGAAATTTCTTTGATTCCAATAAAAATCACCGTTAATCACTTTATTTTTTCCAGCGGCATAATCACCTTGCCAGCGCAAGCCTGTTGAAGTGGAACTATCTGCTACGAGGCTTTCACCGTTGTTGCCGACTGCTAAGCGGGCTGGTGTGTCAGCAGCCGTTGCAGTAATGATGTCACCCTTAGCATCAATGATAGTAGGGTTAACAGCAGTAGCCTGAGTAATGTAGTCAGGGTGTCCGTGTCCACCTACTCCAATAGGATACCAAACATTGTCGGTTGCATCCCAGACATAGCCTGGTCTTGGTGTATTACTGATGGTTGCCATTAGTTAGTTCCTAACCCTAGTGCTTTGAGGTCATCTGTTGTAAGTCCAAGTGCTGCAAGTTTTGTCAAAGCAGTTTCTCTAGCCGCATTGTTTTCTTCTATCTTTTTTTGATTATCTAGAAAACATTGGTGGTCTATTGCTCTTTTTGCTTCATACTCAATAGCATCTTTTCCTGTTAATTCAATTCGTTCGTCATCAATAAAAATCACGACTGAATTAGTTGCTGTATCCATAGACCCAAGCCTTTCCGCTCATTGTTCCTGCTGATATTTTAAGAGTAAATCCATCAAATTGGTCGGTTGTATTTGTAAAAGAACCACCGACAACGGCTGCAAGCCAGGAGTTAGATGACTGAGCATATTGAGCGTTCCAAGTAGATGTTGTATTGCTGGAAACATTTGGATTATACATATCCATACTCATAGCGTAAGCAGGTGCGGTATATCCTGAATCTGTTTGGAATAGTTGTAAAGATGTTACACCACCATTAGCAACATTATTTATTGACCCTGGTTGCGTACTCCAACCTGAATAATATGAATAATTTTGAGTGCTTGTGGTGTCCGTTGCGCCTGTTCTTAAATTGAGAGAAACCATTGCATCTGCACTTGCAGTTGTTAAAGTCACAATAATTTTGTAATTTGTATAAGTTGATGAGAAACAAGTGTTCACACTCTGTGACGCCGCCGTGGCAAAAGTCTGTGTTGTAATAAGAGTTAATGCACCACTCGAAGGCGTAGCCCAACTAGGCACACCACCAGATACATTTAATACCTGACCAGTAGTACCGATACCTAGACGAGCAGGTGTACCTGCAGCAGAGGCATAGTAAGTGTCACCCGTAGTTGTTAAAAGACCATCGATGTTTGCTACATCTCTTGCTCTTGTCATTTGTTATCTCCTAGTTTGTCAGTAATTATCTTAGTCAAGTGTTCCACTTATAGCCCAAGTGCCGCTTTAAGGTCAGGCACGGATAAGCCAACACTTGCTAGTTTATCTTCAATAGTCTGTTCAGGTGCAACAGTTGTGCCGTTGTGTGCTGCCACGATTGGCGTTGCTTTGGCTTTGTCTGCCTCTGCAATACCTAGCCAAAAATCACCATTCCCGTCAATCATTGGCGGTTTAGTAATTGTTACTCCTCCAGCGTTTAATTCTGTTAGTAATTCTGTGCCGTTTAAGTTTATTGGTTTTGTGAATTGAATCATTTTTATGCTCCTAAATAAGCGCAAGAAAACTCGCCACTAGAAATAAATTGAGTAGTAATGGATTTAGAACTGCCTGTATTTTGATAAACATACGCCTCAAAATAATCAGATACACTTGCTTGCACAATAGTTTCAAGATGTGCCGTAACACTAGCAGCAGAACTTGGAAACATTACATTGTATGTGTATTCAGAGCCATTTTTAAACAGTTTAACTTCATAAGCACCTGATGCAGCCGTTGGAAACAATAGCCGAATAACAAAAAGATATGTACCTGCTTTACCGCTTGGAATTGTTAATCTAGAATTATTTGTAACCGTACTGTGATATGCGTCTGTATCAAAAACTTCTAAATCCCAAGTAACGGCTGTATTTGTTGCGTTTGGAATACTCTGCGCTGCTGAATTATAAACTCTTGCACCTGCAAAAGTTGAACCGCTTGCTGGTGTAGCCCATTTTAAGCCTGTTGCAGCGGTACTATCCGCCACAAGTATTTGGTCATTGCTTCCAACGCCCAGCCTTGCTGGTGTATTAGCCGCTGTTGCGGTAATAATATCACCCTTGGTGGTAGTCAGAGTCTTGGGCACATAGGCTGCGTTAGCAGCCGTTGTAGTGATTGCATCAGTGTATGCCACCTGTAGTGGGCAGATAACTTCTACAATGTCTCCCGCTACTGTTGCTACGCTTAGGACAACACTTGTTCCAGTGCTGGCTGTGTAGTCATTAGTACGAGAGAGAAGCACACCGTTGAGGAATACTTCTTCATATCCTGGTGTGTAGGCAAGAACCGTAGTTCCGTCATCTGTACCAGTAAGAGTTGTTGTACCAGCAGTAGGTGCTTTAGACCAACGAGTCACTACTGTAGTTGGTGCAGTGCCATCTGTATCTACCCAGATTTGTCCATCTGGAGGAGATGTCGGTTCAGTTGGTTGTGCAAGAGAACCAGCAACTACTGCCCAAGATGCTGTTGTTCCATCTGTTGTGAGGAACTCACCAGCATTACCAGTCTGTGAAGGTAGTGAATCTACCGCAGCCCAAGATGAAGTTGTTCCATCAGTAGTTAGATACTTACCAGAGTTAGATGTCTGAGAAGGAACAACATACTGAGTTGAGTCAGTTGCAACCAAAGTCTTTGACGTTGGAATTACTGTTGAGTTAATGCTAGTAGCAGTGGCTACGCCTAAGACTGGAGTAACCAGCGTTGGGCTAGTGTTCATTACAAAGGTTGAACCAGTACCAGTCTGAGAAGCAACTGTTGTTGCTGGACCTACAGATGTAATCGGACCAGTTAGGTTGCTAGGAGCAATTGATGCTGTATCAACATAGTTTTTAGTTGCAACATCTTGAGCCGATGTAGGGTCGCCTGCACCTGTAATTTTATTAGTTCCCATTGCAATAGCACCAGACATAGTGCCACCTGCCAGTGGTAACTTAGCAGCCAAAGAGTTAGTTACAGTAGTAGCAAAGGATGCATCATCACCAAGTGCTGCAGCCAACTCATCAAGAGTATCTAGTGCGCCAGGGGCAGATGCGATTAGGTCAGCAATCTCTGTCTGTACATAAGCAGTAGTTGCTACCTGAGTAGTGTTAGTGTTTGCTGCTGCTGTTGGGGCAGTAGGTACACCAGTCAACGCTGGACTTGCCAACGGAGCGTATGTACTTGCTGCTGTAGCAGTTGCTAACTTAGCATCTAGTTGAGTCTGGAGTGCAGATGTAACACCGTCTAGGTATCCAAGTTCAGTTGCAGATACTGTTGATGATGGAGCAATCTTTGTCCAAGCAATAGCAGCAGAGGCATTAACATCTGCATCTACAATGCTGTTAGTTAGGTTAGTCTTGCTATAAGCAATCTGAGCAGATGAGTTAACATCAGCGTTAACAATTGCACCAGTACCAATAACTGTGGTTAGGCTTACATTGCCAGTGCCGTCAAAGGTAACTCCGCTTGCTTCTACATCTCCAGTTAACTGGAATGTACGAGCAGTTGCTAGGGCTGTTGCTGTTGCTGCATTACCTGTTGCAGAGCCAGCAGAACCACTTACGTTACCAGTTACGTTACCTGTAAGATTACCTGTAAATGTACCTGCAATAGCACCCGTACCAGTAATGGTTGGGTCTGCTATTGTTGGGCTTGTGCCAAAGACTGCAGCGCCTGTGCCTGTTTCATCTGTAAGCGCACCACGAAGGTTTGCGCTAGATGGAGTAGCAAGAAATGTGGCTACGCCAGTGCCTAAGCCAGCCAAGTTTGCTGTAGGAAAACCAGTAGTATTAGTAAGTGTTCCAGATGCTGGAGTACCAAGGGCTGGAGTGGTAAGAGTAGGGCTGGTTAAAGTCTTATTAGTTAATGTCTGAGTTCCAGTAAGAGTGACTGCACCAGTAATCGTATTGCTTGCAGTATCAATTGTCTTGTTAGTTAATGTTTGTGTGTTAGTTGTACCAACTACAGCACCTGTTGCACCGTGTCCAGTGGTTGCTTCAATGTGTGTATTTGCTTCACTTAAGTCACGACCAATAACCATATGTCGGACAATGGCACCAGCAGAGTGGGCTACACCAGTAGAACCATCAATGCCTCTAGCAATAGTAAGTGAGTTACCTGATGCATAGTTACTAACATCTACAATTTCTTCAAGGGCCGTATCAGGGTCAATGACAACTGTATATGTTTCACCTACTGCGGGTGTCTTACCACCCATAAGGTTAGCACCAGAACCTACAGTCATAGTTGTATCACTAGAAGTGATGCTGCTACTTAATGTGGTTTGCTGTGCTCTGGACGAGTATTTTCTAGTTGTCATTTATCTGCCTATCAAAGGGAGTAGTGGACACGGATAGGATATTTGTCTTGCTGGTTCTTAATTTCTTCATTTAATCGTTGATTAAACAAAGCGTAAACTTGCTTAGTAAGAGATTGAGATGAACCGTATGGACGCTTGGAATCTGTCTCATCTGCTTGTGGGCTAACCATTGAAGCACGTGCTGGGTCAAGGTTAGATAGGAGACGATAGGTGGCACCAAGAATAATTATGTCTTTGCAAGACTCTGGCAGACCAGTTTGTGTTGTAAAGGTTTCTGTATTATCAGTAAATGGAGATGGGTCAGTAGCATATACAATCTGAATAGTACGTCCCGAAGGGATGTAGTCATAGATAGATACAGTCTGACCACTAGTAAATGCAGTTGAGTTAGCATTGCCGTCAAAGCGGTAAGAACGAATAGGAGTCCACTCTTTGCTTGCGCCCAATGTTTGATATGCAATACTAAGGATTTTGCTAATGTTTAATGTAGTACCAGTAGTAGGCAGTCTAAAGGCTGCAACCGCAGCGTTAGATGTAATTGTAGTTGTTTTAGCTGCAAAGATAGATGCGCCAATAGCATTGATAGTATCGTTAATTGCTCGTTTAATTGTAAAGCGTGGGAAGGTAGGTGCAATAGTTACCTTAACACCTGCTGTGTGTGCAGCAAGAGTAGTACCTAAATATGCTCGACCATAGGGAGCAATGGTTGCAGTGTTACCAACTCGGTCATAGTTATCTACCCAGAATAATTCTTCGTCAATCTCAACAATACCCTTGCCTACACTGTCAGTAGATGCAAGGGACAGAGTAATCGGTGCAGCAATAGTTGAAGCAGTTGCAGCAACATCTGCTGTAATGTGAGTAGCACGGTCCTGTTGGAGTGTATAACCTGAAAGGTTCATTGACACTTCATTAATCATATCTAATAATGTAGCCATTATACGTTTATGCTCCTTAGGGCTGCAACTGCAGACTTACCAGTAGTAGAGGCAAGTTCATTACAGATAGCGTTAAGACCTTTGTATGCAGAAGGCTGGCGGTTAGCACTAGCCTTAATGTTAAGGGCTGCGTTTAGACCTAGACCAGTTGTGCCAGCATAAGTGTTTGCTGCACCTTGTTCTGCTTTGCCAGTTGTACCAGCAAGACGATTGAGTTCTGCAGTAAGACTGCTACCATCTTTACCTAGTGCCATTATCTATACCCCGCCGTTTTCTTTGCAATTGATTTGGGTTGTTTTACAAATTGTTTACCTTTGGCGTTGCCCTTAGCCTTGGCTTTATTAGTTGCTGCTTTTTCTGCAGGACTTAGAGAAGCCCAGGCAGCAGCAGGCAAATATCTTTTCTTACCCTTTGACGGCTTGCCGTCAGAAGTCTTCCACTTCTGTGCACCCCAGTTTTTTAACGACTGTTGAGACTTAGCAAGTGCCATTACTTATAGCCCCCGCCTGCTGCCTTGTATTTAACGGCAAGTAGTTGAGCCTTACGAGCAGACCATTCGCCAGGGTCTCCCCCTGCAGAGCCAGCTTTAATTTTCTTAAATAATGCAGCACGCATACCAGGCTTGGTGTAGTTACCAGCAGCGTTAACTGTAGACTTCTTTTTAGTAGCCATTATTTTTTAGCCTTGTTTCTTTTAGAGATTGCTGCAGCCTTACGTTTGGCATCAGCCTTAGAACTTGCTCCCCATGCATTAAGCGATAAAAGCAGTCTTGTTGGCGAGCCGTCAGGCTTGCGTTCTGGTCCTGGCATTCCACCCATACGGGCTAGAAAAGATGCCCTACGTGGGTTGTCTCCAGCCTTTACAGGGGCTTTCAGAGTGCCACCCTTATAAGATGCTCTGCCTTTAGCATTAAGCCCACCAGCGGGGTTCTTGCCTTCTTTACGTGTCCAGGCTGCTGACATTATTTTTCCTTAGCCATACTTGAGAGTTTGATAATAAAACTTCTGATTCGTCCTTTACTGCCCCTACAAAGGTATCTATTGACCAGCCTGGCTGGAACTCGATACCTCTAGGGTCTTCCCATAGATAGTCATCAAATGCCATAATCCCACCTGCCTTGAGTAATCTCCAAGCAAGCACGGCATCTTGTAGCACACCTTCTGCGGTGTGGTCTCCATCAATATAGATGAAGTCAAAGGTTGGTTCTTCAATAGAACGAAGGAACTCTTTGCTATCCATTTTGTATTTAATCACATTAGGCCGAAAGGCAATCCGTGAATCGTATACACGTTCAACGTCTAGCCAGTCCATAGCCTGATGTTCTTCTTCATCTGAGCCAGTCCAAATGTCGACATCTTCTAAGACTGAGTTCTTTTGGGTAAGTATGTTATCTACCAGCCAGACAGAAGCATCACCTGTAAAAGCGCCAACCTGTAAAAACCTAAGACCAAACTTGCCAGCAAGTGGCATTAGTTGTGACTCAAAGTTTTCCTTTGCGGTCATCTCAAACCAATTAGGATATTTAGTCTGCATAACCCTTACCTCTACTAAAAGCATCATAGTAGTTCTCGTCCATATTGAATCGCTTCATATGTCCTACGGTTGCAGCGGTATCACACCAGAGAGGAATCTCTGCCTTGTTGACTACTGCAAAGAAGTAGATGTCTTCACCAGTAAACTGCTTGTTAGCACCCACCTCTGTAAAGAACGGAACTCCTGGTAATGCTTCCTTAATTCTTGTTATTACACTGCGGTGCATTAGGCAAAAACCCATACCAGCAGCACTTACTTTTATAAAGGCGTTCTTTGGTAGCGGGTCTAACCTTCTAATCCCAATACCAAACTCTGCCTCAGCAAACTCATAGACAGTTGCTAATGGCTTCATCAATGGTTGCTCTGGTTCATTACTTGTAAAGTAAACACCAGTAAGCAATGGAATATCTACGGCATCTCTACGATTCCAGAGTTTAAGGAACTTCTCTGGGGTAATCATAATGTCCGAGTCAAGCCAGAGTAGCCAATCAGATTTATTATTGTCATACCAGCGATTGACTAACATCTCTCGTTGTTGTGCTATCTGATTACCGTGGGCTCTTAATGAACCACAGAACTCTACGCCTGAGTTTATCAGGGTGTCTACGACACCTTCCATAAACTTGCCATCTACCATACCATTGTCGCACCAAGCGACTGCTAAGGTTTCTTTCTTTTGTTTAGCCATTTGTCCCCTACTTTACTGTTATCTAGTTCCGCGTGCCGTTAACTTTGGAAGTGGATTTGAAGCCTTCTTATAAAGACCTGGATACTTCTTATCAGTGGCTTTCTTAGCATTCGCTTCAGCCTTCTTAACACCCTTAGCCGAAACTTGTCTACGCAATTCTGCAGCAGCAGCTGCACCTGTAAGTGGTTTAGGTTTAGGAGTAGCCATTACTTCTTCTTGCCCATCTTCTTCATAGACTTCTTAACCATCTTCTTACCAGTCTTCTTTGAGGCTGCAGCAGCAGCCTTGTATCCCTTTGCTGTGTATGGGAATTCCATTTTTCCGACTTTAGGCATAATTACTTCCCCTTATTCATAGGCTTTGAAGTGAAAGGTTCTTTCAAAGCACGACCTGCACCAAATACAAACTTTGCAAATGGGTCAGTTGTTCCTGACTTCTTCTTTACAGACTTAGCACTTGTTGATGTCTTCTTAGCTGTTGGACGAGGATATCCACCAGTTGAACTAGCCTTAGGCTTGCTCATTGCACCTGCACGGGCTGCATCAGCAGACTTTGCTGGTCCAAGCTTTGCGCGTTGTCCTGGAGTCTGTGCTCCAGCACGGCCAACAACTTTCTTTTCCATTGGCTTAGCCTTAGGCTTAGCCTTTGGCTTAGCGCCTTTGCGTAATTTTTGTTCGCTGTAAGATTCTCTAGAAGTTGCTCTAGCGCGTAGGTTACTTTCGCTTGAAGAATTCATTGAAGAACCCATGCTTGACATTGCGTCATCTTCATCATATCGTGCCATTATTGTATTCCTGCTTCCTTGAGTTCCCGCATTACTGTGGCTGTTGGTTTGTCTATTTTTTTTGCTTGTACCATTGTATTACCGTCATAGGCTGCACCTAGTTTTTCTGATGCTTCGTGTGCTGCCTGGACTTGTTTCATCTTTGTGCCATTAGGTTGGATACCCTGTGCCCTAGCACTGCGGTATGCCTCAAGTTCACTATTCCATTTTTTCTGGGTAGTGCCGCTTGCTATAACATCACCTCTGGCATCGCCAGTAGATAATTCTAGAAGTTGTATCTTACATCCAAAGCAACCTTCTACATATTCTGGATGTGTCTGTCTTTGATGTAGTCCCATTTATTCCACCGTAAAGTTAGCT